AGTTAGCAAGCTCAATGTTGAGAAGTCTCCACTGGTATCGCAAGTTAGAAAAGTCGAGGCAGAAGTTGGTCCAATCAAATATATTGCCGAGCTTTTTGTTGATAAGGCTGATGATTCGTTTCTGGAAAAGACTGTTCGTTGGGTTATTATTATGATTGTAACAGTATTTGATCCGTTAGCTATTCTTTTGCTGATAGCAGCTAATATGGGATTGATGCGGCAGAGTCAAGATCGTAAGACATCCTCCCTGGCACAGGATATTACTAACAGCGAAGAGGAGTCAGAAAAGAGATTCAAGAAGCTACAAGAGTTGACTGGAAAGGCGAACCGTAGTAAAGTGACTATTGATAAGAACAAAATAAGGAAGATGACATGAGTTTTTTAAAGGGTTTATTAAAGGAGTTAAATGATGAAAACACTTATCTGGCCAGTGACGGCGGTGGTAGTGCTGAGTTTGGTGGGTTTATTGATACTGGCAGCTATATTCTCAACGCTCTTCTCTCTGGTAGCATCTTTGGTGGCGTATCTGATAACAAGATTACTGCTTTTGCAGGAGAGTCCGCTGTTGGAAAGAGTTTCTTCGTACTTGGTATCGTTAGAGCCTTCCTTGACAAGAACCCAACAGCAATCGTCGTCTACTACGACACCGAAGCAGCAGTAACTAAGAAGATGATGTCGGAACGTGGTATTGATGTTGAGCGAGTAATTATTGCTGAGCCAGATACCATTCAAAAGTTCAAGACTCATGCACTTAAACTGATAGAGGCGTATGAAAAGACTTCGGAGAGCGAACGTCCTAAGATGATGTTTGTTCTTGACAGCCTTGGTATGTTGTCAACATCCAAAGAAATGGAAGATTCTCTGGATGGCAAAGATACAAGAGACATGACCAAGTCTCAAGTAATTAAAGCAGCGTTCAGAGTGTTGACTCTCAAGCTAGCAAAGGTTAAAGTACCTATGCTAGTCACCAATCACGTTTACGAGGTTGTTGGATGTCTTGATGCTAGTCAATGGATCAGGCTAGAAGATGGTACTCATAAAAACATTGTAGATATTGACATTGGAGATGTGGTTACTACACTAGATGGCCCAAAGCCAGTTACAGAGACTTTTGAGTATACAGTTGATGAATATGTTGAGCTAACTTTTGAGGATGGTAGTGTGATTAAAGCTACTCCTAATCACAAGTTCTTAATCGACGGGGTTTGGGTTGCAGCTGAGGATATCGTCCTCAATGATGAGGTCGTATCCATAGGCACGTGCGAACTCGTCTAGTACTCGCGCATCAACTTGGAGATGTCTTGCAGCCTCGGCAATTGAGAAGTAGTGTCTACTATTAATAATCACAATATTTTTCATGGTTATAGTATTGGCGTTCTCAGAGGATTTGATCTTCTTGAGCTTAGTAGTTTTTGACGTATCCACAATGATTCCGTTTTAATTTACACACGCATTATTTATAAGAGCAGGAGTTACAATGAAGGTAATATCGAAGAGGGTGGTCTCTGACCAACTAAAGGTATATGATTTTACGGTAGAGGATTCACATCACTACGTATTAGAAAATGGAGTTGTTTCGCATAATTCATATGTACCTACTAAGGAGATATCAGGTGGTTCGGGACTTAAATTTGCTGCCAGTACTATTGCAATGCTCTCAAAGAAGAAAGAAAAGGATGGCGATGGAGATGTTATCGGCAACCAAATTAAAATCAAGATGTACAAGTCACGACTCTCAAAAGAGAACCAAGATGCAACAGTGCTACTTACTTATAGCAAAGGTCTAGATCGATACTTTGGATTGTTGGATCTAGCAGAGAAGTACGAAATTATTAAGAAAGTATCTACGCGGTATGAATTACCAAACGGTAAGAAGGTATTTGGTAAGGAGATAAACACCAACCCTGAATTATACTTTACAGAAGATATTCTCCAACAGTTAGAGATATGTGCAAAGAAGGAGTTCAGTTATGGAGTTAGTGAAGAAGTATCGAGTGATATTCCAGAGGAATAATTCTATTGGATTCAAGTATATGTTCAATGACACTGAGCTAGCACAGTTTGTAGAGAAGTATAAAGATTGTATTGTTGAGGTAATTGAATTATGATAGAAAAATTAATACTCTCAAATCTGATTACTAATGAAGAGTTTGGCCGAAAGGCCATTCCTTTTCTGAAGACTGAGTACTTCCAAGAGAGATCAATGAAGGCACTGTTTGATGGAATTGATACCTTCGTCAAGCAGTACAACAAATTTCCTTCTGTGGAAGCTCTGTGTATTGATCTTGATAACAACAAAGATATTGCTAGTATATATAATGATGTTGTTAGTCTAGTTGGTAGTCTTGATACAGAGCCAAGTACTAACCTTGACTGGCTTGTCAATCAGGCTGAGAAGTTCTGTCAGGATAAGGCTATCTACAACGCCATCATGAAGTCTATTGAGATTTTAGATGGTGATAAGGATGCACATAGCAAAGGAGCTATTCCTCAGATACTATCCGATGCTCTTGGAGTGTCGTTTGATTCTCATATCGGACATGACTTTCTTGAAGATTATGATTCTCGATATGAATTTTACCATAAGAAAGAAAAGCGTGTACCATTTGATCTTGAGTATCTTAACAAAATTACCAAGGGTGGATTACCAAATAAAACTCTTAATGTGGTTCTTGCTGGCACTGGTGTCGGTAAGTCTCTCTTTATGTGTCATTGTGCTGCAGCTAACCTTTCCAAGGGCGCTAATGTCCTTTACATAACAATGGAGATGGCTGAAGAACGTATTGCAGAGCGTATTGACGCAAACATGCTCAATGTTACTATTGATGAGCTCTCAATCCTTCCACGAGATTCGTATGATAAGAAGATCAACCGTGTACGGGAAAAGACTAGTGGTAAGTTAATCATTAAAGAATATCCTACTGCATCAGCAGGCGCTGGTCACATGCGTCACCTATTGAATGAGTTAAAGTTAAAACGAAACTTCAAACCAGACATCATCTATATTGACTACCTAAATATTTGTACATCCTCAAGATTAAAGTATGGGGCGAATGTTAATTCGTATACGTATATCAAGGCCATTGCAGAAGAACTTCGTGGGCTGGCAGTTGAGTTTGATGTGCCTATTGTTACCGCCACTCAGACTACTAGAAGCGGGTTTACAAGTAGTGATCTTGGATTAGAAGATACTAGCGAGTCGTTTGGATTACCAGCTACGGCAGACTTCATGATTGCACTAATAAGTTCTGAGGAGCTTCAGGACTTGAATCAGTTGATGGTCAAGCAACTCAAGAACCGTTTTGGTGATCCAGGAATGCATCGAAGATTTGTTATTGGAGTTGACAAGACTAAGATGAAGCTGTACGATGTAGAGCAAGCCGCACAGGATGATGTTGTAGATGATGGTCCTGTTTTTGATAAGTCTAGTACAGGTGCAAGAATAAACTCGGAGAAGGATAAATTCAAAAATGCTTTTAGTTCGTTTGTATAACGCTGGCAAGTATATTGTATACTTTTCGTGGGTGCTATTACTCTCAGCATCTATCATTACTATACAGACTGTTCTCCATTACGTTAAAAGAATATTTGATCTACCTATGGAAGTGATCCTAGCAATCAACACACTAGAAGAGTCACATGAAGATAAAGACGAGACGGTTCAGAAATAAGGGACTAATGTCTTTCATTAAGAAGGCTACCCAGTTTTATATTCAGCAGATTATACCTAACAATGTTTCAGATGAGATTTCTATTAGTGTTAGAGCTGTAGACAATTGCGGAGCTAACGGATACTGCACCAAGATGTCAAAGAAGCACTATGAAATTGAGATTGATAGTTCGCTTGAGTTTGAGCACATGATGATTACCTTGGCCCATGAAGTTGTTCATGTTAAACAATATGCCACTAAAGAGTTGAACACTATGTTTGTTGGAAAGAACATAGTCGATGTGTGGAAGGGCAAGAGATATAAGAACACTGATTATGAAGACCAGCCGTGGGAATGGGAAGCTCTTTTGATGGAGGAGAATATGTACATTGATTTCCTCTCTGAATGCTATGCTACGGGACTGGTGGATTTGAAGTCTATAAATACCACGAAAACTGCGCTGTTTGTCTGTTGACTTATTTGTTATGTTGCTGTATAATTAACTTTAAATCATAACTTTATGGAGTTTTTGTGCTCAGATTTTTTCTGGTGGGTGTCGCACTTGTTCTAGCAGCAACAGCATTCAGTCAGAGTGCCAAGCAACAATCAACAGTTCGTATTAATCCAACTACTGTGTCTTTACTTGAGCAGGCAAAGAAGTTTATGAAGTTTACTGGTGAAGTTGAAATGCCGACTATTATATCGTCAAGCCAGGACGACCTCAAGCAAATGTACTGTCCGGGTAGGAATTGTTCGGTATCTGCTATATACGAAAGTGGTACCATCTACCTCGATAATGATATTGATTTTAATAACTCACTAGATAAATCAATTATACTACACGAGCTAGTACATCATGTGCAGTGGATAAAATACGGAAGCACTTTAGACTGTCAGCGGTGGTTTGCTAATGAGCGGGAAGCCTATAAGATTCAAGCTAAATATTTGAAGAGCAAGAAGATAGATCCCTTTTTTATAACTGATACAGTGACCAATTTGAAATGTCCAGAATGATTAAAAATAATACTGAAAATGATAACTACGCTACAGTTCAAGATGAAATTGACTGGAATCTACACAATAGTGGGTCCTTCTTTCTAACTGGAGAGATTGATGAAATAAGTACTGGTGAGGTTGTTAAATGGATAATAAGTGAGAACATCTCAAAAAAGCATACTGAGCTTCGGTTGTTTATTAATAGTTGTGGTGGAGATCTGTATAGTGCTTTTGGGTTGATTGACATTATGAAGACCAGTAAGATTCCTATTCACACTATTGGAGTTGGTAGCTTGATGAGTGCAGCGTTCCTCATCTTCATGACTGGTTTCAAGGGTGGTAGATTACTTACTAGAAATACAACGGTAATGTCCCATCAATTCTCTACCTATTATGAAGGTAAGGAGCATGATGTCAAGGCCTCGGAAAAAGAAACGAGGACAGTCAAGCAGAGAATGTTGGATATAATTAAAGAGAGCTGTAACATGGATGAGCGAGCGGTGAAGCGAAAGCTCCTTCCTCCGTCAGATGTTTGGCTATCTGCGCAGGAATGTATAGACCTTGGAGTTGCAGACGCAATCTTCTAGAATATAAATAATGTTACAAAACCCACTTCGGTGGGTTTTTTTGTGATATAAATACCTGATAATATCACGGAGTCAAAATGAAAACATTTACCCAATTTATAACTGAGGCTGTTATCTCTGCATCTGGTATGGATGCAGATAGGCATGTCAAAAAATATGTAACTCCTTTCTTACCTGGTGGTGAAAAGTATTCCAAACAAGGAACTCATACACTAGTGGGTTCTGGTGAATCCGTTGTTCTCCACTCTCACCACGTAGAAAATGGAAAACACTCAGTAGTTATCTCAAAGGTTGGATCTAAACAAAAAACAACAATTCCTGTTAATAAGCTGACTAAACCAGGTACCTCTTCTGAGAATAAGGGTCACAAATACGAGACTCAAACATTTGAACGATTTAAGCAACATGGATTAGTTCCAGCAGGTCACAGGCCAGCAGGATCTACAGCTGGCACTGACGTTCCAATACTCAATAAAAAGAAAAAGGAAGTTCACCAAGGGTCTATTGTTGGTACGGTTCACTCTGGTGAGGTAAAACTTGGAACATCAGCAGCTTTTGGTCAGCTAACTATCCACCACGACCCAGAAAAGGGTGGATGGCATATCCCAGAAAAATCAAGACAGAACAGACCTCAGTATGCAAGCGAAATTGAGAAGGCTGGTATAATTGATCACCTCAATAGATCCCACGATCCAAGTAAACCAGGTCAGGTTAAAAGTACCCAGAGTGGTAAAGCTCAGAATGTTGTGATGGGTCATCCTAATCTTCATCCTGCTGAGGCCTACTTGAAAGATCATGGAGTGCATGTGTTGCAAGTTGGTGAGGGTCACGGAACATACCGTGTTGGACATAAGGACGTTACCGGTCATGGCTTACCAAGAATGTCTGGTTCTGGTAAATGGACTGTGAGACAGAAAACTTCTAACCCTTCACATAGAACAATCATGTTCCAACCAGAAGGTAAAAAAGGTCTCACACCAAGTCATGTTAATTTAGATAGTGATGATCATATGCATCAGTTCAAGAAAACATTGGGACATGACAAGTAATGCGTCACATATTCTTCCTACTAAAAGAATCAGCAGCTAACGAAGAGAAACTAACTCACCTTGAGCATGCTGAAGACCATCCCATCAATGCCGGTGCTGATGGGTTGAAGCATGCAACGAATACTTTGAACGCTGTGCATAAAACACTTACTGGCCAAAAAGGTGGAGCTGCTTTAATGACCAAGTATGATGGAAGTCCCAGTATCGTATTTGGCCATCATCCAAAGACTGGTAAGTTCTTTGTTGCCTCAAAGTCTGCATTCAACAAAGAGCCAAAAATCAATTACACTGACGAAGACATTGAAACTCATCATGGTCATGCTCCAGGCCTCGTATCAAAGCTGAAGACTGCTCTACTCCATCTTCCCAAGGTTGCTCCTAAAGAAGGAGTATTTCAAGGGGACGTCATGCACACTCCAGATGATGTTGAGGAGAAAGGTGGCAGCGTCCACTTCAAGCCAAACCTGATCAAATACTCTACTCCTGCAGACTCTGCTGAAGGTAAGAAGATTGCCAATTCAAAAATTGGAGTGTATGTTCATACCGGATATAAAGGCAATGACATAGGTTCAATGAAAGCAGACTACACTCCTGATCTATCAGGATTCAGTGAGCATACGGCTGTGCATACAATGAAGTATGGATACGATACCAAGAACTCTCAATACGATGCTGATGCACAGAAACAGTTTACTAGGCATATGGAAGATGCGGCCGATGTAGGGAAGAAGTTGAAGCCCAAAGACTACAGCGCAATTGAACCTCATGTAGAGCATGTTAAGACTTATATTAACAAGACAGTGCGTGAAGGCACTGCCCCTTCTGCGGAAGGATTGTATCAGCATATACAGAATACTCAT